CATAGCCAAAGGTCGGGTCGATAGTGACCGGATAAGTAGCGTCCCGGAACCAGCTACGTTCACCGGATATAGTTAATTCGTTCGAGAGAGTATCGATTTCTATATCAAGCCAGACAGTATCGCCTGCTGAATCCCATGCCTTCGGCCTGTCGATATGAAATGCCTTGCCAACTTTGAATATCGAATCGGCTTCAGTTATGAATTTACCGCCTTTATAAGAATGATATACAGCATAAGAACCATGCGCAAAATAGAATGTACCAGGTTCGGCATCGACAGAATCTTGATATAAAAATTCGAGATTGCTATATTCAAAATCAAAAGTGAATCTCGGTTGTGCCGGCTTGGAATATAATATCGCTTCCCATTCAAGCGTAGATTCATCGATAGTATAAAATCTTAAATCGAAAGCCGAGTAATCAATAAATGTTGTATCGCCGATAAACTCTATCCGGTCGGGATTTAAACCTAAATCAATATTGAAATAAACCGAATCGTTCAATCCAGGCCATTTAATCAAATCAAGGGTAGCGTTGCTATGTCCGACTTTCCGGCCGACCTCAACCCTTGCATGGCGGTTGTTATTATTCCAGTTACGGCGTTCACCGTCGGGCGGTTCCCATTCGGCGACTATATCGGTAGCCAACGGGGTATCCTGTCCGTTACCGGCCCCGCAGGTAAACAGACAAAGCAATATGAGAATAAATAGATACTTCATTATTCCACCTGTACCCTGACAGTTACAGTAATTGTCAGGTCGGTCACCGTTTCGGGATTGATATCATCTGAGAAAGTTTTCATAGCGACATTGCTAATATCCGACCAGTTATCCACTTCATCGGCTGTGCGAATAGCAAAATACAAAGTGTCGCTTGTTTGAATATCTAATTGAAACGAATGAACTTGAGGACTGCCCACCTCAAGCGGTGCGGGTATATCGAGAATACGCGGCGCATTCCAGAAATCATTTATCAAGATATCCTGATTATTGACCGAATATCTCAAATCATAATAAGCACAGGTGCCGATCCATTCGCCGGTAGACGTAGTATCGTCCCCCGGGGCCGTCCATCCTAAAGTAATGCTGTAATCGTCGGCCATCAACGGCGCGGCGAACAATAAAACCGCCATGATTAAAAATGCCTTTTTCATCTTATCCTCCTTAGCCTATGTTATCATCCACCATACGACACAGCAGATCACTGCCAACGGTATGCACCGGGCGATATCCCACCAGTCGAATTCATTAGCCCACTTATAGGGTAACCAGGCCCAGAAATGATGATCGTCCCGGAGTTCATTACAATAGTTTGCGAATATCGGCAAAGCTATCGCCAGAAAGCAGTAAACACCCTTCGTCTCATTATTGGGCATAGGAAAATCTTTAAAAATCCAGAGAGGCAAAGCGGCCAGTAATCCGCTTATCCAATGATAAAAGTTATTTGAAATCATCTAATTGCTCCAATATCAAATCAACCTTAGTTTCTACCCGCGTCAGCTTAACGACCACCCCTTCTTGACCATTGCCGTTGATCTGTTTATCTAATTTATCTATCTTGGCCGAATCGCTACCCCTTACGGTTAAAATCAGATTCACCGTCAGAAGCAAGATTGTAACCAATATCCCGATTGTTTTTAGGTGTCCGTTTTCTAATAGCTTAACCATCTTATGCTCCTCCAGCTGTATATACATGAATCATTTTAAATTCCAGCTCCCTGCCTTTGTTTATCTTCTTATCGATTATCATCATCAAGTGATTAGTCCAGCTCGTCAAGCCATTCAACAGAACATCATCAACGCCGCTATCGACCTGAATAATATCGCCGACCTCCCAGTCGATATGTTCAAATGTTAATAGCTTGGCATCGATAATTGAATGAAGATCCGCCCAGAAGCCATCGGTTGAACCGGCGAAATGGTCGGATAGATCATTCGCCGTTGAGCTGTCTATAATCTTATCTGCATTTACAATCGCTTCATTCGTTATATTGTATGTTGTTTGAGAAGTGCTATCGGTATCGGTCGTTTGTTCACGATAAGAATTTTGGGCGGGATGCTTGCTAAAATTTACGGCAACATCATTGATTAATTCTTTTATCTTGCTTGATTGAAGGGTTAATCCCCCGGCCTTTATGTCCGCCTTATAAAGCGTATCGTCTGCTGAATATGAGGTGTCTAAAACAATTAACGAGTGCTCACCCTGGCAATTAATAACGTAATTCAATTTAGAAAAACGGCAGATCGCCTCGATCATTGCCAGGCTATTCTGCTGCTTAACGATACTGAAGGCCATTTCCCAACCGGATAATTCGGTTGCCGCGGCATCAAAAGAAGCGGTGTCGATATCAGCCGTCGCAATACTCAAATCTTCTCTCAATATATCCTCAATGAGGTATGCGGGATTCTTTATTATATCGCCTTCATCGTCCTGGCCGGCCGGAGGTGTACGTCCCCCAGCATCGATCCAGCTTCCGAAAGTTCGACCGTCCCCAGCTACGAATACTTTATGGCTTGAGAAACTTAAATTAGTATTCATTTTAATCCGCAGCCTTAGCTGAGTTATTTCAAAAGCTAGTGCTATCGCCCCTGCAGCCCCACAGGTAAAAGCTAATTGAAAATAAAAATCATCCGCTAAATCTTGCCATGTCATATCTGTGTTGAGCGTCGCTCCGCAATCCTGTTCTGTATACGAACTCGGAGAACTAAGAGATATAATACTTATGGCCGCACTCATGTCTCCCGATTCTCCAAATCTTATATCGCCTGTACTGAAATTTGTACTTGCCGGGGAATTGTAATCTGTCTTAACTCCAAAATAAGCATTGCCAGCCCCCGTTGATGGGTCAGCCAATCCACTTCCTGTCTTTTCTTGAGTATCTAATTGTGCATTATCGAACTCCGGCCCGACCGTTGTATAAATATTTAATTGAGTCGAAAGATCCTGATCACCAATTTTTATTACCTCATCCGCATCTCCCAGATCGTCTATATCACCGTCGCCGAGAGTTCTAATTATTTTAGGATAAAAATAAGCCCAGAGATCAACATCATTAATGTCTGTTATTGATATTGTTGTCCGGCCGCTATCATCGAGAGTGACCGTATAATCGGATGAGTCTATTTCCACAAATCTATCCAGCCCCGAATCCCAAACCCATACACTATCTATTGCATCGCAGGGAATATCAGATACAATAAGCTTACCCTCTTCGATCCATTGCGCCGGGTATAAACTGCCATTCGATTCACCGTTCAAATCTTTAGCCCCGTAAACTATGGGGTATGGATTTTCGACGTTCTGATTTCTGTTAGATGTGTCTGTCGGAAAATCGGTTGTATAAATATCTGCTGGAATATCCTTATGATCCATAAAAGTGGTATCGTTAATTTTTATCTGCAACGTTAAATCGTTCACGTTGGCCAACGGTTGAACAACGCCCTCGAATATCTTCAGACAATCATCGATGTCGTCAATGCCTTCATACCAGAGCAATATTTGCGCGGTTCGATTAATGAAGTTCTCGCCGGCTAAATGATAATTTAACCTTGCCTCAATAGTTCCGGTATGTTTCATCGGGGTATTTAAAAGTGTGATAGTCGCATTATTGATTTTATATTTCTTAGTAAATAAATCAATTCCCTGTGATATACTCCCCCAGCTTTTGACCAGGCCGTAAACCATCTCGCCATCGGTAAACTCGGTATCGGGGCCGTCCCAGAAATAGAATCCATTCGTCCCGGCATCGATAAATAGAATTAACCGATAGGTTTCATTCGGTCTAATCCGCGCCTTGTCAATGACTGTATAGCTGGACAGATCAAGCATTATGTCGGATCTCCATATTCCTCTTGAAGTAATATTTCCCCGGTATTATATAACTGATGTTCAACCTGGCGGGCATTGAGCCTATCAATCATAAATCTGATATAATATTCCGTACCGTTTATGTCCGAAAAAGCAATAGGATATTTCTTGCCCTTCGATAAGGCAAGTATTGAATCAAGATAACCCTTATTCGTAACGTCAAGGGTTTCATATAAAAACCGCCAATATTTGCGCTCTGGATATTGCTCGGTTGCCCCAACCTCCCCACCGTAAGCTGTCTCAAGCTTCACGCCGGAATAATCGTATTCAGATTCAATCTGATTTTTATTATAGCGGCAAGTGATTGTGTAATGGGGGCCGAGGTAGATCGTTGCAATTCGCGGGGTTGCGATAAGACTATATAACTTTATTCTCCAATAACGAAACGCGCTGGTCGCCGTGAATGTCGCAACTATCGTCTGCCAGCCGGTGGTCCCGGAAGACCCCTCGGTAACCATTTCTTCACCCGAGTAATCCGAATTCTCATCGGCGTATAATCCCCAGTCGTCTGTTGAATTTAGATAAACAAGGAATACCAAACTACTTATGCTATGATCGGCATAATCCGCCCCAAGATCGATTTCAATATCCTGATTTGCTGTTGATGTGGCCTTCCAATAAGTCGCCAATCGCCGATCAAGAATAAGCTCTTTTTCAAATCCGGTCGCCTCGCTCGTTATGGCGGTGATTGTAAAAGCCGCCACATGCTGAGGATAAAATATTATATCAGCCACCGTACACCTCGGATTCTAATTGAAGTTTCGACGCTCCTAGTTCGGCCATCTCCTCGATCTTCGCCACAAGCGCATCGGCGTCGTAAACATCGCCATTGAATTGAAATACTAATGTTTTCGATTGCTGTTGCGGCACATGAGAAGGCGGCAACTGGCCGTAAGTATTCATATAATTAAAGGCTGGCCGGCCGATCCCCGTCATTGCCCTGCGGCTCAATACGCCTTCGCCTGTCTGGGCTAAGATTAATCGTTCATCCGGGGCAAACATCCCGCCATGAGCTTTCGGGATCATGCCACCTGTGTGGAAGCCGAGGAAGCCTCTAAATAATCCACCAAAGCCACCACCACCAATAGCGGACATAATACCAGCGAGTATAGCCGCTTGAACTACGGCCGCGGCAAGCTGGGCAACTACTTGCTGTAAGAATTTCCCGACAGTCATTGTGGATTTACCCAACATAATCATATCATAAACGACATTACCCATTCCCGACGCTATCGGGCCACCTATCATCATACCCGCACTATTTAGTTCAGCAGTTACCCCTTTCAATTCGCCTACTAATTGTTTGATATCTTTGTCGGCCATGCCCTTTATAGTAGCGCGAATATGGTCATTGATATTTCCTACCTTTTTTAATTCTGCTGTTTGATAGAAAGCTTCAAGAGTAATATCTTTTTGGCCTTGTAAAATCCCGTCTATATTTGAGATAAGTATATCGGAATCTTCCACGATCTCCCGGAATATAGGTCTTGCCGGCGGCTCCGATTCGAGAAATACAATCAGTTTATCCAGCCAAGCGAAAGCTTCCGGGTCAAGCATTTTTGGTAGCGTCATTAAAATACTGAGCCATTTCGCGCCCTCTGCTGCAAGAGAAAAGCCCTCATCAATATGTCCCAGGGCCGTTACGAAAGCCTCCGATGCCCCGCCCTCTCCGGCAAAACTATCCATAACTTCCGAAAGGTTGCTAATATTGGCCTCTAATATGTTTACGCTTCTGGCGACATCTGCTAAACCGCCGACCATATCGGTCAACGCCGGCAATGCCTTTTTGCCTATAAGTTCGCCAATATCCCCTATCTCATTCTTGAGTCGATTCATCTGCCCGGCGTAAGTTTCTAAATCCTTTTCAGCCATACCGCCGAATTTCTTATTCAATAAATCTTTGGCGATAGCCCATTTCTCGGTTGCTGTCATATTTTCATTCACTAATCCGGCAGAGACTTTTAATTCCGGGATATAGCGGCCAAGCATAGTAACCTCGCCGGACATCGCCATAGCGACATAACGAGAAGCAGTGTTAAGATCAAACAGACCGGATGAAGCAACATCGGCGGCTATTTTCGCGCCCTCAAGCCCCATAGATAAATCACCCGTTAGCGTTGTGATCTGTGCAAGGGATGGAGCCATATCGGTATCGCCATAACGGGTTGTGTCCTGCATTGAACGAAGGAATGAGTCTATCTCGGGCTTGGCATTAGTATATGACGCCCCGGCAAGGTTGACAGAGGCCTCAAGCTTCTTAAATATTTCCTCTTGACGCGCGGCGGCCCCTATGGTACCATCAAGAACCTTAGTAATTCCTTGCCATGAAGCAAATGCGGCGGCCGCTCCAAGTGCCGCCGGACCTATAGCGGAAACTGCACCGCGAATTTTCCCCAGCTTCTTACTCGCCTGGTCCTTAGCCCCGACTATGAAATCAACTCTATTTTTTGCCACTTTTCGGTATCCTTAAATTCGCTAACCGTCTACGTTCGCCGTCCACAATCTTCTTGACTTCAATAAACACCGCCGGCAAATCCCAATACTTATCAGGATCGATTCTGCCGGTTAAGTCGATCATATTGACAACCTCGACAGTCTCATCATCGATGAATGGGATCGGGCAGATCTCCCCCGAAACGAAATACTCGAATTGTGCTGGCGGCGGATTCTTGAACTTGATATTGTATTGTAGGACTTCATCGATGTAGGCGTTCATATCATCCCTGCTCGTGATCTTTCGGGTTATTCTCTCGCCGGTTCCGTCAACCCTCATCAAAGTCTTGATTTCAAACGGCCCGTGCTTTAAGCATTTAAGCCGATTATCGTGACAGCCGGCACAGTTGTATTTATCCGGCCTTCCGCATTCGTTGGCCAGATAGTCCTGAAACTGCACCAGCAGGATTAGTTTTTTACTTGGTCTAACATCATTTCCGAATTCTCGTTAATGAATGATTCGACTTCTGCGCCGATGTTCCCGGGAAGCTGAGAGATTATTTCTTTGACGCTTAAACTTTCGGCGCCCTCGACGTTCTCGATCTTGTCAATTCGGGCGGCATAATAATCAAGCCAATCATCATCGCTTGCCCGCCCCAATATAAAACCCTTGCCATCCCCTGAACCGCCAAGCCTCAAAAGAGCTTTGCGTTTCAATCTAAGCCGATTATCTTCAGGCTTGATATAGAACGTGACAGGATTTGGATCGTCCTTTTCAGATTCAGGTATGAATTTCAGTGTTGCCTTTTTGTCTACTAATTTCAGCACTGATTATTCCCTCCTTTAATTTAAAATCAAGCACCCGGCCATGTGCGGTCTACCGCATTGGCAACGACTGCCGTGAATATCTCCTCAGTATTAGCTATGTCTGACGCGCCGTGAAGTTTAAAGGTAATGTCTGCCGTTTCACCTTCGACCAAATCGGCGGATTCCATGATACCCCGAATTATGAAATCGAGGTTGCCATCAACGCCGGTTGTACCCCATTCAACTTGAACAGTCGTTTCGGTACTCGAATCCATAGCGGCCTGCGCTGTCCGGGCGTTGGCATCATTGAGAACGGTTATGGTTGATTCTACCGTCCAGTTAACCAGGGCAAAGTCGGCCCACGTACCTGATGCGGGATTAGTCGGAACGATTTCGCATTTTAGAGATAGCGTCCAGTCTTTAAGAATCGTATCCTCGCCGCCGACCTGACAGGTTGTAATATCATTGAGGTGGAATTTAGTCTGTGCTGATTTTGTCCATGTACCTGACGGATTCGATGTTCTAACGAGTGTGAGTCCCTTTACTCCCCAATTAGCAAATAGATAACCATCCTGGAACGATAGCTCAAGGCTTTCGCCAATCATTGAAGCAACGCTTTCAGATACCGAGGCAACAGGAGAATCCTTAATCAACGTGAAGAAATACCCCTCGGCGGTTTCAGCCGCGAAATCAGGGATAGTCGCAGTCGTCGGAAAGGTGAAGGTCTTTGCAAACGGTGTAGAGTCAGCCTCGACAACCTTTTGACAGACCGAATATAAAATCTTGTCGATTTCGGTTTTCAATACTTCAGTCGGGATTACACAATTAGGAACCGAGCCTTTACTATCCATAGATACGTCAGAGACATCATCCCATCTTTGCCCACTCGCGCGCGCGGGTGTACGCTTTTTAAGATCGGGGTTGATAGTGAAGTGTCCGCAAGACAGTTGAACGAATGCCTGGTCATCAGCAATCGCTGTTCCAAGTGTTGCGCCATCAGCGATACCATAGACCCAATCTTTTCCTGAAAATATATCAGCCATCTTTTACCACCTTTTTGGGCTTCTCGACAAGCGCGGCATAACCACCCTCGACTAAAGCCTTCCCCGATTGATCGTTTACATCAACTTCCTTGCCCTTCTGGAGGTCACGGAATTGCTTTTTATCGAGCTTGCCGGGGATGACAAACTTTCTAAGCTTGTTGATATCTGGGAGTCCCTTTATCAGCATATATCCTCCTATGCTTGCAATTTTGATTCTTCGTATATCTCGTTGATATTATCTTTCATGTGCTGGGTTAACTGAACAAAGCCTTCAGCTTCAAGCGTTTGTTGAAAGCCCCGGAACTTAACTCTTGCCGGATAAACGTCCGTTATTTTTACGACTTCCTTGCCATCTTCTGACAAGTCACATTGAAATACGATTGCCCAGCCGAATATATGGAGCATGCGATTAATGAACCATAATAGGCCGGAATTCCTGAATTCATTCCATGTTTTCTTTTTGGGTGTCCAGTCAGTCGCACCCACCTTGATTTTAGTTTTCTCTGCCACAGCATTTCTCTCCTTATGCTTGTGTATGATTAAATGATGTTTGTATTACAAATTTAAAATAGCCGCCGATAGTCAGCGATTCATCAAAGCCGTCGTTTTCAATACCGATCTCCGAGGGGTCAAGTTTAACGGCCAGAAATCCGGTTAGATTAGTAACAAGATAAGATTCAGCATTCGTCTTGATGTAATTAGTAATCGAGTTTAAAAGCCGGAATACTTTCACCCGATCAACATAATTGCCTTCACCGTCGTAATCAGTATGTACTCTGATCTCGACAATGATATCCTGGGGGATAGTGGCCGCCGTTTGAGAACGCCCGATATCGTCACGCAACACGACAACGCCATCATCGGATATACCGACAGAGACAGCCGGGAAGCTGGTTATCGATTGTTCATGGCCGTCATAGATAGTATCTGGCCGGGGATCGGTCTCGGCCGTATCCATTGCGGTCTTGAGCGCATCCATAAGCGCCTTGAGACAATCCTTGACGCTTTCAAATACTGTATTATCGCCGTAGATTTCAGCCATTACGGTGCACTCCTTAAATATCGATATCTGATCTTAACTTCGATTGAAAATATCGCTTTCTCATCTCCGGTCTCCGGCGTGCCGACATCGCCCGCCCTTGTATAATGCACATTAGCGTTAAGACTGGCCGAAACCAGATAAGCCCGGATATCAGCCAGTAAATTATTAAAATGTCGGTTCTCATTATCGTCTTGCTTGAGGTGACAACCCAAGCGGACGTTTAATATTTCGATATTATAATCGCCGGAACGCTTGACGAACGTATCGCCTTCATCAAGGATATTGACGCCCGGAACTTTCATATTGCGGATAGCGGTATCGGTTAGCTTTTCACGGGTGACATACTTCACGCGAGACAACGCATTAATCCCGGTCTCGAGATTGCTTAATATATTTTCACGAACGCCGCTCATGCCTTGACCATCCGGGCTATTGCCCTGTCTAATAATTTGTGAATGTTCGGCATAGCTTTTTTAATTGCTTTACTGAAATACTTCCGGGCCTTTAGTGTAACGCTTAATCCACGTCCGGCCTGGCCGCCAAGCTCGTGTATTCTGGCATAGACGACATTCGACCCAATTTCACCCCAGAGCTTTCCGATCTTGGCTAAATTCTGTCTGGCAACACCGAATGACCGTCTTAGTCTGCCTCCTCGATCTTTGCCGACATTTAATATTTTGCCCGATAGATTTTCTTTGACTTCTTTTTCAACCAACAGTAGCGATTTATTGATAGCCCTGACCGCTTCTTTCGGAACTGCTTTTTTAACCCGATCAAGTTTGCGCTGTGCCGCTTTCATGCCCTGAACTTTTATAGTCATTCCAGAGGCCATCAATAAACCCGCCTATATGAATCGATTAAACCCTTGACTTCTTTCGGCACACCGTCTGGGCCGAGGTCATAAGAGAACGACTCATCGCCGATAATGTGAACTTGAACGCCATGCAATTTCGATTTGGCTTTCTGGAACAAGATAGCAACCCAGATCTTCGCTGCGGTTTTGATATCCTCGGGCATGCTCTTCTCAACCCAACCGGCACGATAAACGACCTTGTAATATTTCTTAGCCTCAGACCAGGCGCTTACGGTAGCTTTGAGCTGCCCCTTTTCGGATTCAATATAGAAATCAGTATCTTCGGTTAATGCCGTTGCCCAATCAGACGATTCATCCCAACCGCTACCACTACGATAATGAACCGATGTAACAGAATTAATCGGCCATTGCTTGAGCTGAAGCGTATCGTCGCCATCGCCGCTATAATATTCGGTCAAGGCGGCATCATCTAAGATATTCCGACTACAGTAAGTCTCGATAGCCTTAGAGACACCGGGGATCAGGTGATCTTCGATCAGCTTCTTATCGTCGGTATCCAGGCTATCCTTTTGTAGAATAGCCTGGACATCTTTTGCATCTATGAGTGGACGAGCATAAGCCATTATTTACCCTTTTTCTTTCCCCAGCCTTTAGGGTTGAGGACATTTTTGGGCTTCTGTGATTCACGCTTGGGCTTGCCGCTACCGTCAACCGATACGCTCTTGTTTTCAGGGGTGCCCCTCATCATCTTATCCTCTGACGGCTTCGCACCCTTGACTTCGATAAACGGAGATCGATAAAGATCGAGATGTGCCCTCGCTTCATGCTCCGGCAATTCCTTTGCCTCGCCTTTGCGCCATTTACGGCCTCGGCCTTTCCACTCATGCGCTCCGGTTAGTTTAATCGTGATCGTTCCCATGATTACGCTACCGCGTTATGCCAGAGTATCAAGTGCTGGTCGTCAGCAGTCGTAGCGGATACGATTATCTCATCGTCTGTATCATGACTATATGTGATAGTATTACTGAAT